AATATAAACGCATTATTTTACAAGATACCAACCTCGTCCAATGTAATGGTAAATTTTACAAAGAATCATGATGGTGTATTCGAATATAGGATAACTAGAACCCATGACGTTATATATAAATTCTACGTTCCTGTTGTAAAGAGTTTAAAATATATCAAATTATATAAGGGTGATGAGACTATAGCTACTGTTACAAATACAAATACAATGACTTTTAAAAATCTGTTTCTGGTATCTGTTAATTGTAATTATTATCAATATAGATTCGAATATGAATTTAAAGATGAAGATATAAGATTAGTTGATCTGTCTTTGATACGTACTCAAAATGAGTTCAGAGATCTGTATAGACCACAGATAGTAGTAGGTATGTTTGATATGGACATAAGGGAGAGTATTCATTCTTATTATACAGATAAAAATAACGTTGTAAAGACAATAATAGGTGGTAACAGCATAAAAAAGATCATCGATAATGGAAATGTAAGAACTATTATGGATGATGATCATATCAAAACTATCATTGAGATTGGTAATGTAAAGATGGTGGTAGACAATACATCTTCAAAAAATAATTCACCTAAAAAGTTTGACGTTGAAGAAGATCAAATATTATATCTTCCTATATGTTGATATGTTATTTTAACATTTAGTAGTAGTCTTTAACACTCTAGTCTTTGTTCACAAAATTTATCTATGATATAATTTTAAAAAATATTATCTCTTTAATTTAAATAATCCAATCTATATATAATATCTTATATATAAGAACACCGTTTATCTCGCATAAAATTTCATCTATCTCGCATACATTACCCTATTTTCTTAATCTTTAATAAGATAATGTTCACAAAAAATCAAAAAGCTATGGGGTCGGGTCTTAAACAGTTGAATGAAAAATCTGATCCTCATGCAAATCCTTCAAGCGCCGACGTTGACCCATCTGATCTATATAATGTCAAGATCCGAGTATCTGACGCTGCATCAATGTTTAGAAGAAAGTGTGAAAAGAACGAACGTCCCTATACACAATCTGCTATAAAATTGTTGAATAGCAACATTGATGAATGGGAGAATAAGGTTTTAAAGAGACTCTCTTCTCACTCCGGAGATTTAAAGAGTGGTCAGGTCGGTAACGCAATCCAATCGTTCATCGATTATAAGGAACTCCCCAAGTTTGTCAAATATTCCGAGAGACTTCCTCAGATGAGAAAGGAGGATGTAGAGTTTTGGGTAAAGACTATTAGAGACTCTACCATCGAACAATTATACGATATCGGATTTATAACGTTGAGTTTGGCGTGGCAATACGTTGAGATGGAGGTAAAGAGATTCTTCTATCAAGAGAAATACGACGTTATCGTATCGGTGGCAAAAAACGAATTAGATTCTTATAACGTTAGTCAACGCAACATCCATATCTTTAAGGGTGACACTGATCGTATGCCCTATGGTCTAACAAAGGAGGATTATGACGATATGAGAGAGAAGATTGGTACCATTATGAGACATTGTATTCCAAAACCAGAACAATAATACGAATAATGTATTTTTTATATTTTATATCGAAATAAAATATATTTATATCGAAATAAAATATATTTATTCATTATGTTTGAAATATGAGATGTGATTTAAAAAAGAATATGGTTTTGATGACCAGACTATCATCGCCATATCATTAGATCCCAAAATATCTACCTTGTTGTATCTTTTATACTTATCATAGATCTTTGATGTATCATAATCTTTTGTGTTATCATATAGAGCCCTTATAAATGATGTGGAATCAATGTCACATTTATTATCCATTCCTGTTCCCTCTCTTATGATAGGATCCATAAGGATTGAGTCAAATTCAAAAGTAAATTGGCACTTTAGATACACATCATCAACTATATGATAATTATTTGATAGTATCTTGTCCTTACTCTTATAGAAAGAGATATAGTCTATTCCTAGATTAATATTATCCATCCTCATCATTCTAGGTATATTTAACGTTCTTATTACGATACTCTCCATCCCATAATTAAATTGATAGAACAACGTCTTTTTGTAGGTCATATTCTTGTGTGTTAATGTGGAATATGTGATAATTATGTTTATACTCTTATATGATGATATACTTTTGGAAACATAGATCTCGTCATATAATTGGTCTAATCTATTAAAAGTTCTTAAAGAACCAGACACATCAGATTCAATCTTTTTTTTCAACATTCGTAATATCGTAAACATCAATATATTTGATCGACATCGATCAATCATCATATCTTTGAACATCAAAACGACGCACCCATATACATCATAATTTTTCGCAACGATGGCTCTCTCCAATACATAATCATTCATATTAAATTACGTTATGATAATTTTTTTATAATTTGGATTATAAAAATATTTTTATAGATTGGATTATGAAGATATCTATTCTAATGCATGCATTTTTTTCGCACATCTATACCCTTTCTTAAACATGTGTTTTTTCATCTTGGTCTCTATATTTTGTATCAAACCGACATCGTTTTTGGTAGTCTTATCATCGGGGTCTATCTTTATTATCACCCCTCTATCGTTATTGGCGTTAAAGTATTTGGAAAAATTTGATAGGTGTATCTCCGCTATCGTATTTATAGATATGGTGATGTTATCCAAGAAGAATTGAGGAACGTTTGGACCATCGTTCTTTGGTTTTGCTGGAGTGTAAATTACAAGAACATTCTTTGATAAGGGACTAATCCTATCACATGGACAATTATCACATAGACCTCCATCCACTACCTTCTTACCATCTAGATACTTGTACTTGAAAGCTATAGGAAGATTTGCAGACATCTTTGCGGCTTCTACTGCCGAGAGGGTTGGATGGGTAAGATGAGATATGTATAAGGGTATAGATTCCTTGTCCTTCTGTGTCACTACGACCTCAAAATATATTCCCGTCATATCATATAATTCTTGTAAGGTTGGTATCTTTTTCAATCTATCTCTCACCATATCATCGACGTGATATAGTACATCATCTATATCAAGTACACCTCCATATTTTGTTATATTAAAAAGATTCATAAGATCTTGAATCTTAAATTCTTTTAACACCCTTATCTTGCTAATATCGAATAGGGGATCTATCAACACCAACCTAGAATATATGTCTAATGGACTATAACCGCATTGCAACAACAATCCAACAATAGCTCCTACCGACGTTCCTATAATTCTTTTGGTATATTTGAGATTAAAATAATCAATGGTATCCTCATTACCATAAACGTTAAGGTCGTTGTTATTATCTACTACGTCAACCACCGATAACCCAACATTAACATCTTTATCGATGGATGACGTCATAATATTAGTATTCGTCGCATTACCCTCATCGAATGGATCTTCATCCGTTATTTCAAATTCATTGTTTGTTATATCAACATGGTTATCAACATAGTTTGATATGATACTATCAATCTTATTAGGATTAACAATCTTTTGAAGACTATAAAAGTATAATGATCCTAATTGATAGAACCCTTTTAATCCTCCTCCACTAAGAACCAATTCATCTATGGGGTATTTGAGTAGATTCATAGTTTTATAAAAGATGTTATAATTTTATAATATGGTCGTATTATTGTAAACTAACTTTTGCAAAATAATACAATTTTTAAAGGAAATCTCTCGTATTTTTTGAAAAATGTATTAAAAACTTGAAAGATATAAATATTATATCAACATTATTAAAATTTACTATTGGTTTTTATTACAATGACATTATATTGTTTGACGTTCAACTATAATTATAAAGGAGATAAAGATCAAGGCATCAAACATTCGTATGATGATCTACATGTTATCATGGACGCAGCGAGAGAGGATGCTAATGTTTGGTTTGAAACACATAAGGTTGATATAACAGAGGAACAAAGAATAAGATGCACAGATAATTCTCATATGGATAATGAGGATGATAATGATGGTCTATATGAACGATTCTCTTACGAGGATAATGATAACGATGTATCATATTTTTATGAGGTATGTAGATTAGGTGGGACTTTTGATAGTAATCTTGATCTTATCGCCAACATGTTTTAAAAAATTATTAAGGATATACAATAAATTTTTATATCGAAAGATATAAATAATATTATCCAAAATTTTATCCTTTATGTTTAGACCCACATTCTGTACATATGATAAAGACCGTCATACCCTCATCACCACTTCGAGTCTGTAAGAATATTCTTCGACATTTTCTGCTCTTGCACTTTACATTTCTACATTGATGTATACCCTCATCGATCTCGACCTTTGTGGTAGAAAATTTCTCTTTCTTGGATAGAATCTCTCTCTCCTTATCAAACATACCGAGATCATAACCGATGATACACTTATTTGTATCGAGAATGGCTGTCTCACCATCACCCTCGTATTTTTTTGTATAGAATATATAGGAGATAGTATCATAACACACCTCCCTATATATATTCATCAACGATTCTTGACTCTTTGTTGATAATGAACGTATATAAGATATGACATCTTTGTATCTTTGATAGAGGTTATCATCCACATTCTTTGATTCCTTTGTTCTTATATTTTTAGTCTCTTGTCTCTTTTTCGTATCATCCCTTATATTTTTTTCAAACAAAGATATATATCGACCCTCTATATCTTCCTTAACATCAACCTTTTTTCGAATCGCTTTGGATCTTCCTTTGGGTTTCACGTTGTTTTTTACTATAGATACGTCATCTATATCAAAAATCTCTTCATCTTCATTCTTTAATATCTTGTACCTATTTACAGACACAAGAAATAAAAGATTTTCAAAATCGTCAACGTTAACACATATATTCTCTTTGAGAGATGACAATACTCTCTCTCTATCTTCCACAATGATTTTTTGCATGTTACGTATAAATATATAAAATACATTTTAAAATTTAAATTTTATGTTTAGTAGTCTTATCACTACCTCTAAAATAATGGGATTTTATTTGACAGATATACACTCATCACAATTCTCTCCCATAGCGTTGAAATAATAACCTTTTGCCAAGATATACGGTGGTGATGTCTTTTTGGGTTTATCGGGATTTTGTTGATTATAAAAGTTGTTTGCTCTGTCGTGTAATAGATAAGACAACAAAAATAGATCATGGTTGCTACCGAGATATTTTTCGTATTGCAATTCTTTTAATCCCTCTATAAAATGATTGCTACATATCTCACATGGCGTTAAATAACCAAATTGTGGTAAAAATACTCTCATCCTATGTCTTCCGTAATTTTTATTGGGATTGTATGCTGCACACATAGAATGTAACATCGTCCATCCTGAATCACCAAAAAATTGTCTACCCTTCTTGGGACGTTGATAAAATCTATGATGTGGATGAGATTGAGGAATCGTTGTGGTATTTTTCATATAAAGATCTAACGAATCATTATAAGATAATTGCCTCTCTGTTATACCCTTACGTTTGGGGGTATAATGTGATAATAATGGTAGATTTTTCTCTGCTGTATATTGAGTAAAATTTTCATAATTTCTAGATGACATTATTTTATAAACTTGGCAGATTTATTATTTATATTTATTATTATTAAAATATACATTTATATTTTAATGATTATTTACAAGTAGTTTTATCATATATTTTGGAATTACTTGTATATTTTAAAATTACTTGTATATTTTATGATTAATGCTAGTTTTTAACGATGTATCAAAAATAATTTTATAAATAAAGATTTTATAAAAAATTATAATCCTTTCAATATAATTAAATTATATTTTTTGTTGTACAAATCGCTACATTTATTTAACACTATTGGTAATTTTAAAAATATTAACACATCGGTAAATATATATACATTCACAATGTATAACGTCACTGATCTTTATAACAAGTTTGTAAATTCCTTATTCTCATTTTTTAGCATCATCAATTTTTTAACCCAAGAGCAATTTTCCGATCTTTTAAAGAATGTTCAATCATTCAATGGTAACGTCACCGATTATAATGGTAATTTTTCTGAATTTAACAGATATCTTCATGTTCTTTACAACATGAGATTCAAAGGTAACGATATGGTATTTAACGATTGTGATGATATTCAAACGTTGATCTACAATTCAAGCAATTTCCAAATCAACGATAATAACGACGGTAACGTATATTTTCATTCCATCATCAACACTTTTAGATACTTGTTCAATTATATGAAGAATGGAATCTACGTCAAGATAATAGATTCAACCCTCGTATATTTTATTCCTTTCTCTAACGTCAACTTTATATCAGAATGGGGAACTTTAATAGAAAAACAGATGGATGAGAGATTTGGTGAGGATAGTTTAAAAAGATATTACTCTATGAAAAGAAGGTCTTATAGAGAGGAGAAGATTATAAAGAGTGATAGATGGTGGATGAATGGTTGTGTGGTTGATAGTGAGGATTGGGAGTGGGGTACCCATATGTTAAAGGAGATGTATGATATGGTAAAAACCATATGCGTCAACGCAAAAGATAAGGGAGAGAGTTTAAATTGCGATTTTTATCTTAACAAAAGAGATCATCCAATGTTGAGGAAGGGGTTGTTGGAACCATATGACTTTATACATCCTAGCATAACAAATAATTTTATAGATGTCAAAAGATCGCAAATGTTACGATGCAATGATGAGTATCCAATGGCTCCCATAGTATCTTTCTTTACAGACGAAAGATTTGACGATCACCCATTTCCAACATCCGATGATTGGAGAGTTGCCACCGAGGTATGTTTTGATAACGATAAGAAGAACGATAGGTATAATGCAAAGACCATCGATCCAACTATCGTCAATAACGATGTGGAGTTTGAAAAGTGGTGGAATAAGAAGAGGAATACTGCGTTTTTTAGAGGATCTGCTACAGGGGGCGGAGTTACCATAGAGGACAATCAACGTCTATTACTTGCATACATTGACACCAAGATCAACGATAATATATTAGATGCCGGTGTCACATCCTTTAACCTTAGAGATAAAAAAATTAGGGACAAGGATACCATGAAATTTTGTAATATTAAAAATTTAGAGCAAAGATACGGTATCTACAAGAAGAGGTACGTTCCAATGTGTGAGGCCAACGAATACAAATATCACATATACGTTGATGGACATTGTGCCGCCGCAAGATACACTTACCACATGAAGGCTGGTGCAGTCATCTTAAAGACCGACTCTTTAGAGACTACTCCTGGAAAAAAACTTTGGTATTTTGATAGATTGATCCCATTCGATTTCACAAAGACTATGGAAGAGAACAAGGATGCCGATCACATCAGGATAAGCTCTGATTTTAAACACCTATATAGATTAGGAGGGTTAAACGGGTTGAGTAACATTATTAGGTTTTTAAGAGATAACGATAAGGTATGCAAACTTGTTGCGAAGAACGCCATGAGATTTTACAATAAGGAGTTGTCAACATCCGCTATTGTTGATTATGGAACAAACCTTTTCAAATCTTTTGATTTTGTCAATAACTTTAACCATGATCAAAAAATATTGACCACTAAAAATTATGATCTAGTCATACCCTTAGATGACGATGACGATGAAGAGGAAGAAGAAGAGACATTATCAAAAGAACCAAAAAAAGAAAACAAATTACAAAAAGATGAGGAACCACAAAAAGAATATTATTTGGATCTGGGTGATGACGAGGATGAAGAAGATGAATTATTCGCAGAGTTTAGTATTGACAACATTAAAAGATCCTTGTTCTCTAATATGAACATCAATGTCGGAAAGAATTATATGATCGATAATGCGTTCAATGACATTTCAACTTCCACCGACGTTACTCCACCTCTTACTTTTACCGACGTTACTCCACCTCTTACTTTTACCGACGTTACTCCACCTCTTATTAACACTCCACCTCTTTCCCCCGCAGAAGTTACTCGTACCAATATTGATGTTCAACCTAATGATTTCATCGCCATCTATATAGACTCTGATGATGAGAATGAATGTAAATTATCATCCTATAACAATTGTATCAATGATATCAATGATACCCAAAATACTACCCAAAATCTTCCTAAATCACACTCTATGGAAGATATCTATAGAGACTATAGAAACTATGTAAATAATATGAATGGAATAGTTTTCAACTTTCACAACAAGACAAACTATATTGAAGATAAGGTTGTAAATTATGCAAGTGAGGTAAGTGTAGATAATCAAAATATACAAAATATACAAACTGTACAAAAAGTAGATATACAAAATGTAGATATGTTAGATGTAGATATGCAAGATGTACAAAATATACAAAATATAACAAAAAATGTTGATGAGACAAATTATATCTCCACCACACAAAATGATCTCATCAACTTTAACACTGATCAAACATCATTACCACAAACATCATTACCACAAACACCATTATTACAAACACCATTACCACAAATACCACCCAGATCATTCTTTAAAAAAGATTGTCCGCCTCCATTACCACCCAAACTAAATTTTGGAACAAATCCTATCCCACCACCATTACCTCCTAGAAAGATCTATCAACACATACCTAATGATCAACACATATCTAATGATCTTGTAAATATACCTCAAATCGACCAAACTATCCCCATAACACAAATCATCCACCCATCAAACGAATGTACATATCTACCAACACATTTTTATGATCCATCCATCAACGTTACTAACATCACCCCATCAAACAACTATGAATATCTACCAACACATTTTTACAATGATCCATCTATAAACGTTATCCCTAATGTTACTAACATCACTCCACCGAA